GTTTCAGAAGGCATTGAGGGAAGTCATTTGGAAATAGCTGGATTAGTAAATTTAGAAACATCTGAAAATTTTGTAAAATTTAAACGTGATTTTTTTTCAGCACTCAATAAAAATAAAACAACTGAAAATGCTGAAATTTTAGAAGTTCCTAAAATTGAGGACGTAAAAGCTACTTTGGAAGTTAAGATTCTTTACGATAAAGTTAGCTTTAATAAATCTGTAAAGAAGGAGAATGGATTAAACATGAAAAGATACAAAGATATGCCTGATAAATATCGTATCTTTGGCAATGCTGGTAATCACATGATTTTATTCTGTGATGGTGGGATGTTCGCTTGTCCTGAACCGGATGCTGATGATATGGAATTTAGTGAGGAATTGGTTAAGCCTTTTGAAATGACTGCCAAAATCGGTGATGAAACATTTGGGCTTACGTCTGCTGTTGCTGAATATGCCGTTGAAACTGAAAAGAAAATGGCTGAAATGTGCAATATGGAAGCAGAAAAAGTTGAAATGTCTAAGCAGATTGAGGAATATGGTGTAAGGGCTGGACAGTATGAGGAAGAAAAAGCCAAGTTCGCAGAAGTTGAAAAGGCTTACGAGGAAGAAAAAGCCAAATTCAAGAAACTTGAGGAAGAATTGGAAGTAGTTAAAATGTCCCAATTTGAAGCTGATGCTCGTAAAGCAATGGCCGATGATGGTGATGCAGATGATGAAACCAAGAAAGATTTTGAAACTCGTATGAGCAATAAAGAATTCAAATCCATTGAGGAATTTGAAAAAGAATTTGCTTATGCTAAGTACAAAAAAGCTAAGATGGCTAAGAAACCTGTTGAATCTGAAAAGATTCAGTATTCGTTGACTACGCCTAACGTTAAAGAAAACGCTTCGATTGATGTTTTTGAACAAGCTAAAAAGGCTGTTGACGCTCTTGTTTCAAAATAATTCGGTCAAATTTTATTCTATTTATTACAAAATGATGGAGGATTAAGATGAAATTTTTTCAGAAAGTTAATATGGCTAGTGAAACGGTTGACTCGTTCAATCGTACCGGGCTTTTCAAGACCTATTCGGGTTCCGTTGGAACTAACGCGAGTGTTGATAGTGGCGCTTTTGTAATCACGACTAAGGGGCTTGCTCCTAATGATGTTTATAACAACTTCCTTTCTGGTAGCACGATTGTTGATTTCAACACGTTCATTGCTACTGGCCCTGCCGCCGCAACTGATAAGGGTGTGTATGTGGTTGATATCGTCAAGGTGACGGATGGTACTATTGGTGGTAACGTTTATCGTGAGGGTGCTAAGACTCTTTCTATGACCGCTAATGCTGGTGAAAAAGTTGCTATGCGCCTTTTGAACTTCAATGATCAGTTCCTTTTGGGTGCTGATAACATTTCTGGTTCGCCTACCGCTGGTCAGTATGCCGTTTTGACCGCTGGTTCCGCTGTTACTCTTACTGGTTCTGCTGGTATCCCCGGTACTGGCTTGGTTGTTCGCCTTGATCAGAAACAGACCATTTCGGAAGGTATTGATCCTAATGGTGTTGGTTATCTTTGTACCGTTATTCAGCTTTAATTCGTTATAATTTTTATAAATATTGCTAGGAGGATGTATTAGATGAAAACTTTTTCTCAGTTTAAGCATTTGGAATTAGCTGACGATGCGGGTAATGCGCTCGTTAAGGCTGGAATCGAACTTGTTGCCCTTTATTCGGAAAGCAAGAAAAAAGAATTCTCAACTTCCGAAAAGGAAACATATGAGAAGGCTAATCACACTTTCACAGAATCTTTGATGAAGTATTGTGTGGAATCGGCTGGAATTAAATTCACCACCTTGGAAGTTGTTAAGAATCCTATGGTTTATAGTGATCCCTCATTCATTCGCAAGTTCAATGGGGTTATTGCTCAGATTATGACCCCCGTTGCTCCTGCCCTTGTTTCAAATGAGTTCATGGGAGTTTCGGAAGTTAAGCAGATCGGTTTTGGTGAGACTGCTCGTTTTGTGACTCGTCCTAATGACACGTTTGTTGTGAACGACATTGCAGAAGGAATTCGTGCTGGTGGGTTGCAGAGACTCTATAACAATGAAGTTACTGTGAATCCTACGCCTAAACAGGTTCGCTATGATATGCCTTGGTTAACTAAAAGTAGCCACTTGCAATAGCAATATTGCTCGAAAATCCTCTTGATTGCTGGAAACTCTTGTGATACAATTATACTACAACGGAATCTGAAAAGATAAACGTGAAAGTTTGAAAAATAATTGGTAAAGACAATCAGCATCAAAGTTACTAAGTTTATTTACCTTATTATTTCTTAAACTTTATTTAAAATTTTTTTTGAATAAAGGAGTTTTATAATGTCGTTACAAAAAATAAACAATGATGAATTAAAAAGTGACGCCTATTTGGTTGATGAATTTGGAAACATCTACAGCAACCATTTTAAAAAATATTTTAGTCCCGCAACCAATAGGTACGGCTATAAATATGTTCAATTGATTTGTAAAAATGGAAATAAAAAACATTTTGCAATTCATAGGCTTATGATGTACACTTTTTATCCAATCGACAATATGGAAAATCTTATCGTTAATCATATTGATGGTAATAAAGGCAATAATTTATTATCAAATCTTGAATGGAGTAATAATTCAGACAATATGAAACATGCTTACAAACTTGGATTGATTGATCAACATGGAAAAAGGGTTCCTAAAAAATTATCTGATTTAGATGTATCGGATATTTTTAATAGGGCAAACAATGGGGAAGATCATTCTAATATCGCCAAAGAATATGGCATTTCCAAGGGTATTGTAAGCAGTATAAAAACAGGAAGAAGATTTTCTAGCGTAACTGGCATGAAAGACTTAAGATATAATAAAAAATAAATATGTAATATGTTCATCGACTATCCCGCAAGGGAGTACACTCAAGTGAGTGGAAATAGAGGAATTCCCAATGTTATATGATAATATAATAATCATATATTTTTAGGAATATGATATAGTCAGGTCTTATTCGAGAGAGTAAGCAGTTTCTTAGAAAACGGTATAGAATTAACGACTCTATGCGAACACACACGACCAAGTTGCCGCCGGAATCTTTGATTTTGGTGATTGGAGTTATAAAGTTGGTATTTCGTTCGGTGGTTACATCAATGCGTTGATTATCAAAACGTTCTCCGATGTTGTGACCGCTTATGGTGTTGCGGCTTCTCCTTATGTTGCTAGTGGTTTCTCGGATGCAAATTGGAATGCGATTGCACAGAGAGTTTCTAGCGCCAATAATGGCTCAGAAGTTTTTGCTATGGGTTCCCTCACTACGTTGGGTAAAGTTCTTCCTACTGGTACTTTGCAGTACGAGTTGGGTAAGGAATGGTCGAGTCGTGGTTTCCTTGATATGTATCATGGTGTTAGACTCGCCTTGATCAATCCCGCTATGGTTCCCGGTACTATTAACAGTTCCGCTTTGATGATCGTTCCTGATGGATCGATTTATTTTATCGGAATGGGCGCTTATAAGCCTGTGAAGGTTGTGTTTGAGGGTGAAAATGTTGTTGTTGAAACCATCCCCACTCAAACTTCCGACAAGGTTGCTGGCATGATTATTACTATGCGTGTTGGTATTGCCGCTGTTGTTGGTTCTCGCTTTGGTGCTATTACTGGCATTTCCTAATTAAATAGGGATATAGGGTATGGGATATTCGTAAGGGTATCCCATACCCTTTTAAAAATGTAATAAGGATAAAAAGGATAATAAAAGGAGTTTATAAAATGGCTAGACCTAAGAAAGTAAATATGGAAGTTGAAAATATTAATTCTCTACCCGTAGTTCCCGTTGTTGAATCTTCAAGTTCTCAAGATGCTTTAATGAAAATTATTGCGGATTTGCAAAATCAAATTACGGAACTTTCCAATAGGCAATATGGAAATCAAAATTCAAATTTTGCTGTTGGAAATGTAACTAAAAATAACGCAATAGATTTAAATCGTTTTGTTACGATTGTTCATTTGCTTGATAATTCTGAGGGTCTTACTACTCACATTAGTATTTCAAGTAGAGAAATTGATTTAAGAAAATTTGGTGATACTATTCGCCTTCGCCTTACTGAATTTGAAGAATTATTTTACAAATATCAGAGTTGGTTTGAAATGAATATGATCGCTTTAACTAAGCAGGATGAAGATTTGGCAGAAAACTATGGTATTAAGATTAGTGAACATTTACCATTGAATTCTATGATTTTAAATAAAATTCAATATCTTCCTGAATCTGAATTGGAAAATTTATATAATAGTCTCACTAAGGTTCATAAAGATTTAATTATCAAAAAATGGGCTATGGGATATTATGAAACTGACGAAAAAGGAAATTATCCCAAGAATGTAATTTTCAAAGATAAAAAACGTGTCAAATTCTTGAATGAACTTTCAAATGAGGGACTCAAAAGAATTTTAGAAGATATGGAAAATAAAGAAAATCAGAATAAATAGAAAGGAGGGATATGACTACATCTTTTTTAGAGGTATACAATCGTGCTATTTCAAGCCTTGATGATCCCGCCTTGACTAACGGATATTCAATTAGTCCAATTGGTTTTTATAAAATTATGTATAATTTTTTGCAATTGGGAATTCCAAGGTTTACCAATCCCCTTTCAGAAATTGGTAAACTAAATACCCAAAACTTACCCATTGGATATTCTGAAAGTTTTACAATTAGTGGAAGTGTTACAAATTATCCATTATCTACAACTCCTGTTTCTAATTCCCTATTTCAATATAGTTTAAATGGTGCATCTACAAGTGGATCATATACCATCCTTAGTAATACCGTAAGTTTTGATGATACTTTTCCCGGTCAAACTGCTATTGCAGAATGGTACTTTCCCGGTGAGTTTGTAAATGATTTAGGCTCAATGGAATTAGTTATACTTAGTAAGTTGACTGTATTATCATGGATGGAAAAAGAAAAAAATTTCCTTTTGGATATTAGGCGTGTCCTCCAAGATACTGACTTTAAACTAGGATCAGAAGCAAATAGCGTTAGAGCAAAGATGGAATGGTTTTATAATGCTCAAGAATCTGTTGATAAATTAATGCAACAATATTCTTGGAGTTCTTTATCTAACAATTATTTCACTAATCATTAAAGGAGATTGATCATGCGAGAATGTATTAATAATCTTCCTTTTGATTCAGGTATTTATAGAATTTTAAATCTAATTGATGGAAAATTCTATATTGGAAGTGCAAGAAATTTTAGAGAAAGATGCAGAAATCATTATCGTGAATTAAACGATAATAGGCATTTCAATATCTATTTGCAAAACGCCTTTAATAAATATGGAGAAGAAAATTTTGTTTTTGAGATATTGGAACTTTATGAAGATTTAGAAACTATTGTGGATAGAGAAAATTTTATAATTATTTCTCTAAATGCTAATAACCCTGATTTTGGCTACAATATGAGGTTACACGCCGGAAATAATTCTGGAATTATTAGATCAGAAGAATTCAAAAAAAAACTATCTGAATCGAAAAAAAATTCCATACAAAATCAAGAATTATTGCGGGAGTTAGCTGAATTTAACATTGGAAGAAAGCATACTGATGGGGCAAGAAAAAAAATATCAGAATCAAGAATTGGAAAAAAGGCATCGGAAGAAAGTAAAGAAAAAATGGGTGTTTCCCATAGAGGAAAACATTCTG